CTGTAGACCATTGAGATACGCGACAATCGCGGCCTGAATTGCCGTTAGCGTTGCGGTTGTATATCCCGCTAGTCCGTGTACCACCATCGTGGCATAGATCGGCACGTAGGTAGGCCGCTGGAAGCCGATGGTGGTCACGGTCCCTGTATTCGCATCTGTCACCGGCACACTGGTAGAGCCTGCCGTGGAATCAGGATTTGTATAGACCCCCAATCCTCGTTTCTGGTAGATAGCCGTCGCCACATTGAGGTCTAAACCTCCCTCCACAACCATGCTGATTGAATGAGGAGGATTGCCCCAATAGTCAATGCCTCCAGTCGGATTCTCAATAGAGCTTCCCGGCCCGGAATCGGGCGTTGGGGTTCCTGTAGCGTACCGGGTGACTCCTGGGACCGCTGCAATGGCAGCGATGGTGCTGGCAAGCCGTGTGAGCGATGGTGCCCCTACTGAGATTGCCTGACGCGCCCTAAGCTGTGAGTCTGACTCGACAGGCAAACCAGGAAGCGCCGCAGATGGGTTTGTAGCCCCGATCCAGCCAGCCGTAGCGCCTCCTGAGATGGTGGTGATGGAACCAGCCTGGGCCTGAATAGCCCCTACAGTCTGGCAGATAATGCCAACAGTGACGCTTCCACTGTTAGGGATGGTAACGGATACGGGTAGCGACCAAGCGTTTCCTTGCGTATCCGTTACCAGACCATTCGTTATAACCGTTCCGGCAACACCTGAGACGGTCAAGGGAGCCGTGGAATATGAAGCGGGAAGCCGAGCAATGCCATTCATTTTTACGATGCTGTCGAGGTCTGCCCCAACCGCCGAGATAGGCGAACGCGCATTGTAGGCAAGCTGCGAGGCTAGGTTGCAGTCGTAAACTTTCAGCGCGAAGATGCTGATTTCCTGATACTTTGCCGTGTCTGTTCCAAGATAAACGACTTGCGGATAAATCGCCTTATACCCGCTGATGAGGTCATTGATGATGCTCTGGTAGGACGGCAGCACGAGGCCCGCTGTCGGACTGATGAAAGGCGCGATGTATGGCGGTGTGCTCATGCTGTCACCTGTGCGCTCGAACCGGGCGCGTTCGTTATTACCAGTGTACCGAAACTCGTACTTACGGTTGCCGTAAAGGTGGAGTTGAATGTTGCCGTGTTGTGTACGAAGCTAAAATCAACTATTTGCAGGACATACGGACAGGAGAGAATCGTCTGCTGAATGATGAGCATGACCCCGGCCTGATTGGTTGGGGAACCGCTAGAGCCGATGAGCGACTGGAAAAGAGGAAAGCCAATAGAAAGATTCTCAAACCATTCACCGAGCAAAAGCCGCAAGGTCGTATAAATGATCTGCCCCACAGCGTCAAGGTCAGCAAGAAACACCGGCCCATTCGCTCCTTCGATAGGATCGTTCTGAGGCATCTCATTTTGTTGAACCATGATCGTTGGTGTGCTCATCATTGGCCCTGTACTACCGTTGTAACGCTGTTAAGCGGGGGAAGAATCCCCGCGTATCCCTTGCTCTGCAAGAATGGAAGGATATTCACATTCCAGTATGCGAGAAAGTTAGCGGTCATCAAAGCAGCCTCGGTGCTCCCATCTCCTAGTTTAATGGATGGAGCAGTGAGCGTGATCCCCCCTTCCGCAAGATCAATCACCACAGTTCCTGAATCGTTGCGAAGTTGCGCGCTGGTAGTTGAGTAGTTTGGTATCACGTTCGGTAAACTGCGAATTCCAAAGTCTGCTACCGCATCCCCAATGTCATGCCGGTAAAGAACTCCGTCCGGCTGCTTTTGAACTCCTCCATTCTGCCACCATAGATCGTAAGCCATATCCTGGAACGATAGTTCGCATTCGCTTCCGATTTTGATTGGCAACGTAAGACTCCAATTTCCTCCGGTAGGAATCTTTATCGACACATCGTCTAATATCGGAAGCATCGTAACTTTCGGTATTGCCCCCTCCCGAATTACCTCTTTAATCGCGGGCTGCACAGATACAGTCATCCGCTGAGGATTGAATGCATTTCCATCTTGATTAGCAACCACGATAGCCGGGATGTGACAGCGGAAGTCACACTCAAATTGATGCAGAGCAAGATCAATCGGAGACGATTGAATACTGAGGCGATGCTGAATAGGAATCATGGGAGTGTTGCTCATTTTGCAGCCCTCCTATCTAGTGGACTCGGACTTGTAGCATCAGCGATATATGCAGCCTTTCCTCCAATACTCGTCAAACCGACTATCTCTGTCTCCCACACATTTCCCCTGCTATCCCCCCGGAACTGCAACCCATTGATGAGGTAGAGTCCGTTCGGGTCAAGAATCGGTCTGTATCCTGGCGGCGTAAATTGCAACTGCCTGATGATTGAACTCGCAATGTTAATCTGCATCGGTGGAACAGTCACCTTGAGACGCGGGTCAAGTGCGACCACCAGCGTAACCCCGTTCTGTGTCTGTTGCGGAACTCCAAGAATTCCACTTGTCGAAGTGTAGGTTATCGTGCTGACTGTGTTCTGGTCAGTCATGGTGCTAATTCCAAGTCCGTCAAAACCGTACCACGACTGCATATTGTTCGCTGCGGCCACGCGGTCAATGAATTTATGCGGATCGCCGAAGAACGGACGCGCCCGTGGTAACTGCGTCTGAGGCAATGTATCGAGGCTGCTCTGTGAGGCCGAGGGAATAGGAATCGGAACCTGCGAACCGGAGCACATCTTCGCCACAAGCGCAGATTGCGTCATCATGGCTGTTCCGCGAAACACTGCAAAGTTCGCTACCGTCTCAGTAAGACCGGTGTAGCACATGAGAGTTACTTTTGAATCGACTACTCCGGGGCGTTCGTAAAGTGCCTGATAGACAGTTCCTTGAAAGATCACACCGTATGGGCCGGCCTGGTATCCTGCCGAAAGTGAAACCGTAGCTCCTTGCCCAAATATGAAGTTCTGCGCCTGGTCTGCGCTCAAGTTATAAAGCTCAATCTTTGCCGTCCAGAACGACGCATGAGAGGAGTACCCAAGAATGTTTACCTCAAAAACAATCCGCATCGGCTCTGGAGTCCACGCAGTTGATGAAATTGTGGCCGTCAACGCATCACCTTGGTCGTTAGAAGGATTTGTGACAGTAAGATTCCACATCCACCCGAAGTTAGGTATCTGTGACACCGGACTGTATTGAGTGCTCATGCGTTGTCATCCCACAGCAATAAGAAATTCGACCCTAATTCGTTTGAGTTCGGGTAATCGTCTGGCACCTGCCCTAGATTGATGATGTACGCGCTCCCGATATTTAGGTAGCCGAATTGCGCTAAGAGATTCGCGGCGGGCCATGAGCCGGTCACCATCGAGATAGAGGAGAGCAACAGATTTCCTTGCGAGTCCGAGATTGACATGATCCAATACTGAGCCATCTCGCTGTAGGTAATGAACAGGCCAAGGCGCAAGACCCCACCATTGACATTCAGCGCCACGGTGAGCGTCTGATTAGGTGCATTCGTCAGAGGGATAATCTGCGCCATTATGGGATACCCCCCGTATTGTTGCTGCTCCAGTTCCCTGCCCCTATAATCTTCGCGTTCTCCGATTGAAGCTGTTCAGATGATTGAACTCCTGTCGAAGAAGAAGGTAAACCATTCTGTGCTGTTACACCACTAGGTACGGGCTGCACGGCGGTTGTGCCGATAGCACTGCTTCCCGTTGTCTGGTTGCGTGCGCTGTTCGTCTGAGTAGCCACGCTGAATAGGAACATCTGCTTGAACTCAACCCGGCAGCGCAATCCAAATTGAGTCTGTGCTGTATCATCTGGTATCACGTTCATAATAAAAACCGGAGAGTAGGTTTTCAGGCGCGTTGTCAACGTCAGCGGAACACGAGCCAAGCGTAGAGCATCGAGCGTATCAAAACACGATATGGACTTAGATGCGTTCCCTACCCATTGACCTACAGCATAGGCAGGCAGAACGTCAGTCATTAACACGTCCATCGTGATAGTTGCCTGATTCGCCCGGATGTGATCGGTGAGGTTCGCCGCGTCTTGAATCGGATGCTCTGTTGCCGTCATGGGCTGAGAATGAGAAACGCGCATCACTCCATCGAATACGAGAAATTGAGGAGTCGTATTGGATGGTACTGCCGGAGAAGAGCCTGAGACAGCGTTAAGCGGATTGGAAGAACCAGCGGACTGCGAATTCACATAAGATGCGGGAACGGTAATCATCGTGAGCGCAGGAGAACTCCACTGCGGAGGCCGGAACGGATTTGCGGCGGGAACTGATGCGGCAATAGAGGCTTTCATTGCCGCTGCCTTCGCAGACGTTACAGCGTAGACGATTATCTCCCCAGCGCCTGCAATCGCGGCGGATGTGGCTGCGGGAATAATCATACCGCCCATTACTGATATGCTCCATTCATCGCAAGAATCATTCCTCTGATTCCCTCATCCATACCGTCACGAACTCCAACCTTTACAGCCTGAGCCGTTTCGTGCGGAGTCATGGCGCTGGCAGGAACATTGATTGTGATTGTCCCAACCGAGATTCCCCCCATTTGCTCCACACGCCGCACGTAATCTTCTGGAGACTTAGTTCTAAATCCTCCATATTCAGCAAGTGTGTCGTGGATATTTCCCTGATGCCTTTTGAGAAGTTGAAGGAGGTACTTTTCTCCGCCCTCAAAGTTCTGTCCTGCATCATAGGGGTCTACACCAAGCATCTTAGCTGTAGAAGGCAACAATTGCATCCTACCAATGGCACGTTCTGTTGTGCCTGCAATGGCAGGACCGCGCATGATTTTCCCAGAGCTATCATATTGCCGGTCCCCGGACTCGGCCATCGCAACGCCATGAACAAGTTTCAGAAAATCTATAGGGAGTCCACTCACGTTGCTGGCGAGAGCGTTAGAGCGTGCAGGGCTAGAGAAGTTATCTCCATACTGCGTACCACCAAGAGCAACTTGCCCGATAGTCTCAAATCCGTGCGCGGCTTTTACTGCCTCGTCAGCCGCATCATTCAAATCCTTCCACATTCTCGCGCCAGAAGCGTTTCCAGAGGATGCCGTATGCGTCTCAAGTAATGCCTTTCCCAAGTCCCATATCGACCCTACAGAATGAACACCAACCGCCTCAAGTCCGAGCATGAGTTTAATAGCTTCTCCGAGCCAATAAACAACGTGCTCGATAGATAGCGCGAAGCTCTCAAAAGATGCCGTTTTTGTATTGATGTTAGTATCGCCTGAAAGCGTGCCCACGAAATTGTCGAAGTCCACCGAAAGATCAAGAAACAGGCTTCCTGTCTTTTTGAGAACGTCCCACATTTGTCCAAGCGCCGGAATAAACTCGCCGGTCAATTCATCCGACCAGCGCGGCATATTTTGCATCACCCAGTCATTGAGACGCGACAACTGCATCTCAATACCGCCCTGCCCGAATCCCAATTTAGCAAGCAAGTCCTCGGCAAACTTCATGCCGAAGTATTCTCCCTTGACCTCAAGGCGTTGGAGTTGATAAATCACGCCTCTTATTTGCTTCATAGACTCTTCGTACCCAGGGCCGAGCATCAAAGCCAACTGCTTCTGGTCCTGAATTAAACCCTGGAACTGGTCTTGAATCTCCCGCGTCCCAAAGAACACGTCCTCAAGAGACAAGCCCATCGCATCTAAAGCCAAAGACACTGAGCGGTACTGCTGCACGCTCATCATGTTCTGCTGTGCGAGGATTTGCGTCTTTCGGTCTAACATTGCCAGCTTGTCTATGTAACCAATAAGACCAAAGCCCACGGTAGCGAAGGCGGTCGTTCCAGCCACTTGAAACGCAAGGAACTTTCCGAGGATTCCCCCTACGGAAGAGGAGACAGTTTTCTCCGCCCCGGTCATTGCTTGGGTGAATTTGTCAAAGGATTGCTTATCGACGTGAGCAGATATGGAGACGAGATAAGATTTGATTACATCGGCCATCAGATCGCCTCCTTTGCCGCTCTCCATGCGCGGAAGTCGGCCTCGTTCTTTTCCTTCACGTCAAGATATTCATGCGCCTCGCACAAATCCTGAAATGTGAATACACCTTCAACAATATCCCGATGCGTCCAAACTCCAGCCAGCACGGGACGCCACAGAAACGGGTCTAGGTTTGGGAACTCGGTTGACTCGAATCCGTCGCCGGAGTCGTCCCTACTGACCCGGATCCTGGAAAAAAAGGGGCGATATTGAATGCCAATGTCTCCTTTGTCAGTTGCAGAATTGTTGGCCCATCGTACTCAAGTTCTGGTATTGCCCATGCACCATTCGGAAGTAAGATCGGAAGAGAAATTGGAGAACCTGTTTTGTTGCTGTAACGCCCACATACCGAAAGGCAGAGCGTTTGCATTTCCGCGTACTCGGTTCTCGATAGTTGCTCAGCTAGGAACTGGGCCGAAAGCATATATCCGAGTTCCGCAGGAACAGGAGTCGTAGGTTCAGCATTCGGATCGGGTTCAGGAAACGGATTTGCCTCTCTGTATTCCCGATACCGCTTTGCGAATGTCGTAGCAATCCAGCTACCATCTGCCGCCTTCATGCGACCTATGCGGTAGGAAGATTCACCGATTTGAACGTCTTTGTGATCCATGTTACCCCTTACAGGTTGGCAATGTTAGCAGCACTGAGAGTCCAGCGGATGTACTCACCTTTTAGACCCATCGGCAATGGCGGTTTCTTGGTGAACGAAACTCCCGTGCAAACGCTCATATCGTTTGTAGTGAGGTTCTGCAATTCAAGAGAGATTGCGGCCCAGTTGCTAGGGTCCATATTGGCAAGTGCTGTTTGATGGGAATTCTGAGCGGCCTTGAGGTATGA